GGTGTTACTGGCATTATCGATAATGCTGTTAGCCCTTTTAGCTCTGATGATCCTGCGAATCCGATGACCAAAGATGTTGGCGTATACGCGAGAATCATAATTCCGCTGGACGCGCCAAAAGAGCGAATTAATTGCAATACGTTGTACCAGCTAGAGTTACAGCGTCGCAGAGTAGAGGTAATGAAACTACAGCAAGAGCTGGAGAACTTGAGAAACTTACAGCGACAAGCTGGATTCGAGAATTAGCCGGTAAGGACATGACGGTCACTGCTAAAAACCGTCAAGTTGACTCCCTTACCAGCCAAAGGAAAGTGTATGACAGATCGCGAAGAAACAGATAGCGTCGAAGATCAGGTCAAGTTCCTGAAGTCCCACGTTGGCAAGATGTCATGGGGCGCTCGCTTTGCTGCGGTAACAATACTCGGAAGTATTGTAGGTACACTGTATGGAGGCTTTCAGATCTGGTTGAAGGTAGAAGAGTTAGCCAGCCTAGATATTGGCGGCTATCAAGCTCAGATGGAGCAGACCAGCAACAAGATCGAGACCCAAGGGAAGCTACTGGAATCAATTGAGAACAACTTGAGAGATACCAAGCAGCTGACCTACGACATTGAAAAACGTGTGAACGATAAGGTCGTTTACTTTGAAAGCAAGATGGACAAGTTCGAGATGAAGGTCGAGGAGACCAAAGTACAGCTCGAAGATCGAATCCAAAAGGCTTTAGACAATCCACTGGCGAATTGATATGGCAAAGAAAGTTCAAAAGAAAAAGATGGCGTGTAACTCGCCTAAGCGTACTCCTTCACATCCTAAGAAGTCGCATGTCGTAAAAGCATGCTCCGGTGGCAAAGAGAAAGTTATTCGTTTCGGTGAGCAGGGGGCTAAGACCGCCGGTAAACCAAAAAAAGGTGAGTCAGACAAGATGAAAGCTAAACGCGCTTCATTTAAGGCTCGACATGGCAAGAACATCGCCAAAGGCAAAATGTCTGCGGCGTATTGGGCAGACAAGGTGAAATGGTGATGTCGTTAGTTAAGAACATTAACAAGCGTAAAAAAGCCGGTACTTCGCGTAGCAAGAAAGACAGCACGGTTAGTGCTAAGGCTTACAAAGACATGAAGAACAATTGGGGCAAAAAGAAAGGAGCAAAAAAGTAATGGCAAAGAAACCTGTACGCGGCGCACGAGCTGCAACATCAAAAGCAAAAGCGGCATTCAAACCTTGTAAGGGTTGCCCTACACCGGCGAAGTGTAAGGCGGCTAAGCGCTGCTTGGCAAAATAATGAGCAAAGATCTAAGAACCTGGTTGATCCAACAGGTGCTTAACCTGCACGACGTTGCATCAGCTACGAATGACAAGAAATACCGCGACATGGCGGATGAGTTAAACGAGATGCTTAACAACGAGCTTGAGATTCGAGGAACAGTGTCGTGACCAATTTTGATAAGGCAGATTTGAATGGCGACGGAATCATCGACAAAAAAGAGTATGAGATCCATTTGGAGTCATTGCGTCGAGAGATGGAAGACGAGGATGCCAAGCGAGACCAGCAAAGGAAGATGGTCTGGTTTGCGCTATTTGGGATGCTGCTTTATCCACTGTTTGTATTTGGCACGGAAGCACTTGGTTACTCCAATGCGTCGGGGGTGATTGGTGACATGGCTCCGACTTATTTTATGGCTGTTTCTGTGGTGGTTGGTGCTTTCTTTGGAGCAGATGCTTATGTGAAGGGCAAAGGCAAGAAGGATGAAGAGAAATGAGTTTGGCTCAAGACGGGATCATTGAACTTTTCCTGGTGCTAGCAGGGATACCTTTAGTCTTTTACTTGCAGGATTTATTGGTTCGTTTCTATCAATCGTGGAGGAGAAAACCGTGATACCTATAGAACTTATGACCATGGCTGGCGGAGCTGCTATGGGTGGTCTTTTTAAAATGATCGACAAGGCGCAGGAAGCAAAACAAAAACAGCAAGAAATGATGATGCAGATGATGAAAGCGAAAACCGAACAGGCTGACGCTGATTCTGCTCGTGCTACCGCCGCAGCTGACGCTGCTGCCAAGCGTGTTGGTAATGATCCATTTGCAAAGATGACACGTCGTATTTTCGTGCTATCAATGATCGGCTTAGGCGGCTGGGCAATGATGGGTGGATTAACTGGCTTGGATATTGTGGTCCCGATCACAAAAGAGACAGGATTCAATCTGCTTGGATTGATCGACACAACCGGCACAACCACTGAGTTTATTCGTCTTGAGAACGCTATTGTGCATTTTGAATGGCTAAAGACATCGATCCTAGCGGCTGGCGCTTTCTATCTAGGTAAGAGCTAATGTTTCGATTAGCCGTAGCAATCCTAGTAATGACAGTAGCAGGATGCTCAATCCTAACAAGCAAGGAAAACATACCTTCTTGTTCATCAGATCGTGGCTCCATCTGTATTGAGGTTACTAAGGGAAAGAAGCAGATCCAAGCTGAGCTTGAGGAAATGCTTATGCGGCACGAAGGTTATCGCCGACATCCCTATTCGGATCGAGATACGCAGTCGATTGGCTACGGTAGAAACCTGACGACTAACGGCATTTCAAAAGAAGAAGCGTTGTATTTGCTTCGTAATGATATTGAACGCATTACAGCACAGCTTTCGGCAAAGTTCCCAGTCTTCGATGACCTGACCAATGGTCGAAGGGCGGTACTAATATCTATGGCTTACGGGTTAGGTATAGACGGAATCTCGGAATTCTCGTTGATGTGGGGAAATATTGAGCGCCGCGACTACGAAAGAGCAGCGCTGGAGATCTACTTGAGCGACTACTGCGGTCAGGTGGGAAATCGATGCAAGGAGCTGGCGGACATCATGGAGAAAGATGGCTTAAATGTGGCAGAAAAGTGACTTAAAGGGGGCAGAAATGGGTACGATTTATCAATGTACGGAATGCGGTGAGGATGTTCCATTTGATGAAGTAGCATATTTGGGAAGCGAAGACGACGAAGTTTGTTCGCCGTTTATTCAGCTCACCTGTTTATGCGTAAAATGCTACAAGCTACAAGATGATTTTAATGCAGGGTGTTGATAATGGCTGGTTTTGTAATTCGCGGTTTTAGGGGTATGCGCCCTATTCTGGACCCAAAGCTGTTGGATTCAGCAGATGCCCAGGAAGCTAAAGATGTTCGTTTGTTTTCTGGCGCGATTGAGCCTGTAAAGAATAACGAAACCGCCGTAGCGCTCAAGTCTAGTGGAACAGTACAAACTATCTATCGAGTTCGTGATAACGTCGATGAGACGCTGAATTGGTTTGAATTCACGTCAGATGTCGATGTGGTTAAGTCACCTATTACGGGTGATGATTATGGTCGAGTCTACTGGACCGGCGATGGAGTTCCTAAATATGCCCCAGAAACACTATCTTTCCAGTCTGGAAGTGGTGCTTATCCCCGTGGCTACTATAACCTTGGTGTACCCAAGCCTACTGTTACTCCTGTTGCTTCTGGTTCTGCGGTTCTGGACCCAGCAACTACCAACCGTTACTACAAAGTTACTTACTACAATGCTACGTCCGGTAAGGAATCTGCCCCTTCTGATGAAGAAGTAACAAAAGCGCTAACAACTTATGTTGATAATGGTGTGCTTCAAGCCACGACTTTCACAGCAGACACTGCGAGCGCTCACATTGTCGAGTTTTCAGCGCCACACAACCTACGCGCAGGTGATTTTATTGGCATCACTGGTAGCACCGTCACTGGATGGAATGCGAGCTGGGAAGTCGATTCGGTAGAAAACGTCAAAAAGATTAAGATCAAGAATACCCAGACATTCCCAGGATCTTCTCCGGCTGGCAGCTTTGTCGTAAAGAAGCGTTATTTGCCAACAGCGGAATTGCTGTCACTTCCTGATGACGATTCTAATTCTGACGTAACCCATAAGCGGGTTTATCGCCGTGTTGGATCTGATTGGCATTTGTTAACAACTCTTACATTAGAGACAACTGAATACACAGATAATCTGACAGACACCGAGGTCACTGCATTACCAGTAATTTCATCTTCGATACTGACTGTTCCTGGTCGCCCGGTTGCATCTCCAATAGCAACTGTTTCGTATGACGATACATCGATAACGGACAATCCAACTGCAACAACGGTTGATCGTTTGTACGGATATTCTTACGTTGATGCTAGCGGCAATGAAGGTCCTATCAGCCTTTCATCTGGCATAGTCACTGTTATTGATGGCACAACAGAGATTCGGATTAGCACTGCTTCACCAGCACCAACAACGGCTGTTAAGAAGCGTATTTATCGTCAGAATATTGTGTACGCAAGCGGCACATACACGGTTGATGAGACTCAGTACAAGCTGCTGAAAGAGATTCCTGTTTCTCAGGATGTTTATATTGATACAGACACGGCGGCTTCGATTGCTTCAAATGCTGCTCCGTCAAACCCTGATGCGTTTGATGCGCCTGAAACAGCATTCGCTGCTGTAGGAAAGGTGCCGCCAGTGGTAGAAGCGGAAAGTCGCGTTTATGTGTACACCTACGTTTCTGAGTATGGCGAAGAGGGTCCGCCTTCTGATCCATCTACGCTGGTAGATATTGATCCATTAGAGACGGTTACCGTTACGATGGGTGCCGCACCTTCTGGTCCATACAACATCACAAAGAAGTACATCTACCGCACTTCAACAGGCTCGAATGCAACGGATTACCAGTTTGTCGCTGAAGTCCCTGTGGCAAATACGTCTTACAGTGACCTGGTGAGACAGCCTGATCTTGGTGAGGTTATTCCTGCTACCCAATGGGAAGCGCCCCCAAGTGATATGAAGGGCTTAACGTCTATGGCTAACGGCATATTCGTTGGCTTCTCTGGGCGCGATGTGTGCTTCTCAGAAGCATTCATGCCTCACGCTTGGAATAGCCTAAATCGCCTGACAGTAGATGAAGATATTGTAGGTATTGGCGCTTACGGACAATCCGTTGTGGTATTGACTGAATCCTTCCCGTATATGATTACAGGTATCGATCCGGCTGCCATGTCAATGCAGAAGATGTCACTTCAACAGGCGTGTGTATCTAAGAGATCCATTGTCGAAATGGGTAATGGCGTAATGTACGCATCACCTGACGGCTTAGTAATGGTAGGTGCTGGCGGCGTTCAAATGCTGACATCGAAGGTTATTAGCCAGGATCAATGGCAAGCATATAAGCCTGAATCTATCCATGCGTATATACATGAGGGTAGATACCATGCCTTCTATAACACTGGATCTGTAGCTGGTGAGATGGTCTTCACCATCAATGGTAATGATGCTGTTATGTCTGTATCTAGCCAGACCACTACGGCAGGTCATGTTGTTCCTACTGCTGATTCTCTCTACATCGTTGAAGGCTCTAACGTCGTTAAGATGGACAAGGCTTCTACCAAGAAAACCTATAGCTGGAAGAGCAAGGTTTACGAGAACAAGATGCCACTGAACTTTTCAGTAGGTCAGGTTATTGCTGACAGCTACTCGTCTGCGCTAACCATGAAGGTGTATGCAGATGGCTCGTTAAAGCACACTCAAACCGTAACAAACGACAAGCCATTTAGACTGCCTTCTGGATTTATTGCTAGAGATTGGTATGTAGTCCTCGAAGGAACCGCAAAGATCACGATGGCAGCGATAGCTCAATCATCAAGTGAGTTGAAATCGGTATGACTACGACTACTCCATCAATACCAGCATACGACGGCACTAACACCGACCAGGTGTTAAGTAGCATCATTTCTACGCTAAACGTGCGTGAAGGCTATCTTGGCAGCAAGATGGATAAAGCCATCACTTATCGTGAGCTGGCATTGCTTGGATTAGCACAAGACCCGACTGGCAAGATCAAGGCTAATAGCGTGACTGCTGCCAAAGAAGGCATTCCGGTAGCAACAGGTGTAGAGGCGGCTGGGTATGATCCTTTAGCTGATCTGACCTCTCCTCCAGCGCCATCTGAAGTTATTCTTACCCCGTCGATAGGTCTTATCCACATATTCTGGAATATCCCTTCATACCGAAACCATGCTTACGCTGAGATTTGGCGTGGCGAAGTGGCGAATGTTGCTTCTGCGGTAAAGATTGGTACTAGCGATAGCCAGAACTACGTTGACGCGCCAACAAACACAACTGCTGAATACTATTATTGGGTTCGTTTTGTTTCTGCTGCTGATGTAAAAGGTCCATATAACTCATCACTGGTGAAGGCTAGAGCTAGCATCGATCCTGCTGTCTTAATTGCCAGCCTGGAGAATGAGCTACTTAATTCAACGCTATCTAAGAATCTGGCTCTTAGCTTGTCTAACGCAACAAATCAGATTGTTGAAGAAAGAGAATCAAGGCAAAAGGATTCACAGAATCTCTATGCTCAGTACACAGTAAAGATCGATCAAAATGGTCACGTTTCCGGATTTGGTCTGGCATCTGAAACAATTGATGGGACTACAACGTCTGCATTCATTGTTCGAGCGGATAAGTTTGCGATTGTTGATCCAACCAGCACTAGCAATAATCTAACAACTACGCCATCTGCTGATGTTGTTCCGTTTCAGGTTACAGGCGGAGCGGTTTATATAAAGTCAGCAATGATAGCTTCAGCATCGATTACGTCTGCACAGATTGCATCACTGGCAGCCAACAAGATTACCGCTGGCTATATCAATGCCACTATCG